GAAAAGCTAATGGCCGGCGAAGAAGCTGAAGAACACGATCACCCAGGTATCCATGACATTGGCGGACCAGACGTTAACGGCGATGACGAATTCGGCGACGAAGAAGAAGAAGGCGATGCTTTTGGTGACGAAGACGAAGAAGATGAAAGCATGATGGCTTTTGAAGCTCGTAAGTCTCAGGGCGAAACAATGCGCGAATATATCGAAAAGGTAACTGCTACTATGGACGGTGGTTTAGTTGGTGCACGCACTGGCGAAACTGAAGCTGCTCCAAAGGAAGGCAAGAGCCCAATTAGTTCCGGTTCAGGCAAGCCAACAAGCGGTGCAAATGCTAAGAACATTGCACAGGCTGCAAAGGGCGAAGACCAAGACGGTACTACTCCAAAGGGTAAGATCGGCGGCGTTCTAAAGCAGGGCCAAGACATTCCGCACGCAGGTAACTTCCTAAACACTGAAAAGTCAGGTCAAAAGGCCAAGGGCATGTTTAGTGCAGCTAAGAAGCCAGCTAAGGGCGAAGGTCATCCAGTCGGTGCCGGCACTGGCAAGGATAATGTAACTGGTGCAACAAACACCAAGAGCATTGAATCCGGTCGTTAATAGGAAATTTAGATGTCAACTTACTTACGAGAACATTTAAGTTTTGATCAAGCTCGCGTTATTTTAGAAAACGACGGCGAGAATGGAAAGAACCTTTGGCTAAAAGGAATTTGCATTCAAGGCGGGATCCGCAATGCTAATCAGCGTGTGTATCCAGTTAATGAAATTACAAATGCTGTTAAAACTTTAAATGACCAAATTCAAAACGGTTATAGTGTTCTCGGAGAAGTTGATCATCCAGATGACTTAAAAGTAAATTTAGACCGTGTATCACACATGATCACTGATATGTGGATGGACGGTCCTAACGGATATGGCAAGATGAAAATTTTGCCAACTCCTATGGGCAACTTGATTAAAACTATGCTCGAATCGGGTGTTAAACTCGGTGTAAGTTCCAGAGGTAGCGGCAACGTTAACGAAGGTACTGGCCATGTTTCCGATTTTGAAATTATTACAGTTGACATCGTTGCTCAACCAAGTGCTCCGGGCGCTTATCCAACACCAGTATACGAACATCTTATGAATAATAAGGGTGGTTACACTGCTTGGCGAGTAGCGCAAGAAGTAAAAGAAGATCCAAAGGCCCAGAAATATCTTCAAGAGTCACTCTTGAAGATTATTAAAGGTCTAAATTAAGCCCGAGGAGAAATAGATGTTGGACGCATTCAAACAACTAGTCGAAAGTGGAATGATGTCAGAGCAAGTAAGCTCTGCCGTACAGGAAGCATTTGATGCAAAAATTCAAGAGAATCGCGACCAAGTCACAGCTACTCTACGCGAAGAGTTTGCTCAAAAATATGCACACGATAAGAAGCATATTGTTGAGTCGGTCGAAGCAATGATTAGCGAAAGATTGGCCGCAGAAATGGCCGAACTTGCTGAAGACAGACGTGCATTAGCGGAAACCCGTGCAAAGTACGTTCAAAAAATGACCAGCGATGTAAAAGTCATGGAATCATTTGTTGCACAGCAGTTGGCCAATGAACTTATGGAATTTAAGAGCGATCGCGTTAAGGTCGCCGAAAACTTCCAGAAACTCGAGCAGTTCGTTGTAAACGCACTTGCTAGAGAAATTTCAGAATTTGCCGAAGATAAGAAGGATCTAGCTGAAACTAAGGTTAAGCTAGTTGCTGGCGCTAAGGAAAAATTCGACGAAGTAAAGACTCAATTCATTAAGCGTGCTTCTAAGACTGTACAAGAAACTGTAGAAAAGACTCTACGTACTGAAATTCATCAGCTACGTGAAGACATCGATTCTGCTAGAACTAACAGTTTTGGTCGTCGTATTTTTGAAGCTTTTGCACAAGAGTATCAGCATTCACATCTTAACGAACATTCAGCAACAGCACGTCTGTTAAAGATTGTCGATAAGAAGGAAAATGAAATTGCTGAAGCAAACAAAGCTCAAGCAGCAGCACTAAAGCTAGCAGAATCTAAGGATCGTGAACTACGTATCCAAAAGGATCTGATGGAACGTGCTAATGTAATGGGCGAACTATTAGCACCTTTAAGTGCTGATAAAAAAGGCATTATGCGTGAACTATTAGAATCAGTAGAAACTAAGCGTTTAGCCAATGCATTCGACAAATACCTACCCGCAGTCATGGAAGGCGCCACCAGAAAACCTAAAGCTTCTGCTGTTTTAACAGAAGCAGCTGAAGTAACAGGTGATCGCGAAGTAAGAAAGTCTGAGGTAGGCTTAGACAACATATTAGATATCCGCAAATTGGCGGGTCTAAAATAATTCAAGGAGAAAGAAAAAATGTCACAACTTCTGAACGAAAGATGGTCAGAAACCAAAGAAGCTCTGCTTGAAGGCCTCCAAGGGACTCGCCGCGCAAGCATGAATGTGTGCTTAGAAAACACACGCCGTTACTTAGCTGAAAGTGCAACCTCGGGCGCAACTTCTGCAGGTAACATCGCAACACTAAACCGCGTCATTCTACCAGTTATCCGACGTGTTATGCCAACTGTTATCGCTAACGAAATCGTTGGTGTTCAGCCAATGACTGGCCCAGTTGCACAGATCCACACTCTACGTGTTCGTTATGCAGATAACGGAAACAACGTAGTTGCTGGTGAAGAAGCACTAAGCCCATTCAAGATTGCTGCTGCTTACTCAGGTAACGACCAGGACAGCAACCCTAAGGCAAACAGCACTGCTGCGCTTGAAGGTACTCCAGGTCGCAAGATGAGCATTCAGATCTTGAAGGCACCAGTTGAAGCTAAGTCGCGTAAGCTATCAGCTCGCTGGACCTTTGAAGCTGCTCAGGATGCACAGGCTCAACAGGGCATTGACATCGAAGCAGAAATCATGGCTGCTCTTGCACAGGAAATTACAACTGAAATCGACCAGGAAATCCTTGCTTCTCTACGTGCGCTTGCAAACGTAGAAGAAACATACGACCAGTCGCTAGTTTCAGGTACTGCAACATTCGTTGGTGACGAACATGCTGCTCTAGCAATTCAGATCAACCGCGTTGCAAATTTGATTGCACAGCGTACACGTCGTGGTGCAGGTAACTGGGCTGTTGTTTCTAACCAGGCTCTAACAATCCTACAGTCTGCAACAACTTCTGCTTTTGCACGTACTACTGAAGGTACATTTGAAGCTCCAACTAACACTAAGTTTGTTGGTACTCTAAATGGTGCAATGCGCATTTATGTTGACGCATATCGTCCAGACAACGATGACGCAAACCAGGTTCTAGTTGGTTATAAGGGTACAAGCGAAGCAGATGCTGCTGCGTTCTATTGCCCATATATTCCACTAATGAGCTCGGGCGTTGTCCTAGATCCAACAACCTTCGAACCAGTCGTTGGTTTCTTAACTCGTTACGGGTACGTAGAATTGACGAATACCGCCAGTTCGCTTGGGAACGCTGCTGACTACCTATCAAAGGTTCAGATCACTTCTGCAAACGTAAGCTTCAAGTAAGTTTTATTTTGTTAACCAAATTGAAAGCGCGTCGAAAGGCGCGCTTTCTTTTTGACTATAATAGTCGATAAATCTAAATACACTAAATACAATGTCGTTTTATTATGCAGCACCCACTGCGTAGACCTAGAACGTCATTTAAGGAGAAAACAAATGGGACGTCCTATTAAAGCAAGATATTTTCTAAGAGGCGGCGCAAAAGATCCGTCACAGACTTCGAACGCAGAGGGTTGGTACGGTTTAACCGCAGCAGTCGGTACTGCTGGTTCGTGGTATGCACAAGGTTCAACAGTGGTTATTTCAAATGGCCAGCTAGCTGGATCAAGTGTTACTGCTACTGCGTTACTAACAATTAGCACTAGCACTGGTGCTATCACAGGTATTACTGTAACTAACACAGGTTCAGGTTATAACTCAACCAGTTCTATTGTTGGCACTATTGTTCAGCCTGCTACTGTTACAAGTACAGTTAATTTCGGTGCTAGTGCTACTAACACTTTCACAGTAGGCAGTGTTGCTGGTATTTCAATTGGTATGTTAATTTCGGGCGGTTCAACAGGCTTTAACGGACACGTACAAGCAATTTCTGGAAATACAATTTATAGTACTGTGGCTAACAACGGTACATTTACAAATACTAACAACCTAACATTCAGTTCAACTGGTACAGGCGCAGTGTTTACTTTTGGTCTAACAACTCCGTTAGATAAAGGAAATCTTGCTGTTCTAGCATTCTTGTCCACTGGTACTTCGGCTGTTCCGTCGGAAATTATCAAGCAAGAAGCAAGCCATCGTTACCTAGTTGAAAATGCACAGGGTCGCGGTGTTGTTAGATTGAGCACAGGCACTGGTACAACACACGTACTAGAATCTGGCGGTATGCATATGATTGCCACTGACTGGAGTGGTGCAACTTACTATGTTACTAAGTTAACTGGTCGCAGAGCTACACTGATCAATCGTACAAATACTTCAACTTCGTTGGTACCACTGTCGTTTGATGGCAAATTGACTACTGGTTCAACTGGTTGGACAACTGGTGCAGCAACTGGTACTATTGTTACTATTGCTACTTACTAAGGAATATGTGTTAAGGGGGCTAGTCCCCCTTAACATTATTATCAGATGCCATTGACATTTTACCCAACTTCTGTTCAACAAATAAGTTCGGTTCCCGATCAAGAAATTGCATGGACATCTTCCCCTACTACACATAATAACTATTTGTTAAATTCCACATGGAAACCTGTAAGAGATATCAAGCATATCGCTAATCCTGCAACAGGTGATATGAGGATGCGAACATATGACTTATATTGCACGGGGCTTAACATTCCATTATTGAATGAAGTAAATGGAATTCAGTTAAATTTATCAGCATATCGTTATGCAAGAATTGTAGATGAAACTATTCAATTAACTTATCAAGGTGTGCCTATTGGTATTAATAATTTCAGTTATACTGTAGATCCAGATAATAATGTTTTAATTACAAATGATTCTACTTATGGCGGCCCTACTGATACATGGGGAGCCCAACTAACTCCGGAAATTTTACAAGATCCGAGTTTTGGGGTGATTTTAAAGTTTCAAAGTCATCCATATTTTCCGCATAGCTGCGGCATGTTTTTATACTCTGTTGCAATTACAGTTTACTAATAATAAATAGTGTAAAGGATAGATAAATGACCACAGATGTTTCTAGAGTTCAGGGCACATACAAAATTCAGAACGCCAATGGGACTGACATCATGGTGGTCGATTCGACTGGCACTAGCTATGCTACTCCGTCGCAAACTAACTCAAAAGTTATCATCACTGGCAACTTAATTGTATTAGGTACTCAGACAAATACATCGTCTACTAACGTAACAATGGTTGATCCGACGCTGGTACTTAATTACAACGATTCATTTTACCCTAACAATCCAAGTGGCGGTTACCTGAGCGGTATTCAAATCGTTCGTGATCCTACAAATAATGCAGATCTTTCTGCATATATGCAATGGGATCAAGCAAACACATGGCACGCTGGCACAGGCACATTTGTTTCTACGGGTACATTTGAATTTAGAGTTGGCCTTCCTACTAGTCCCGGTGGTCCGCAGTATGCTGCGATTAAAGCCAACAAAATTCTTATAGATGAAGCATCGGCTAATCTAGTTAATGGTAAACCTAGACTAAACATTTTAGGATCTGATAATCCTAACTCTGTTATCAGCGTAGCAGGTAACACAAATTATACTGCTAATGTCACCGATTCAAATGATATTCCAAATTGTGCTTGGGTTAATCAACAGATTATTAGTAGCTCAGCTAACGCTGTTGGCATTGTAGACGGTAATTCGTATTTTACGATCATTGACCAATCATTGACTTCGTTACCTAGTGCATTAATTGGTGTGTTAGATGGTACGCCATCTAGCACTACATTACCACTAAGTTCGGGAACTTTGGCATTATATGTTTCTAATTCTTCGGCACAAATCGGTTCATTGGAAATTACCCAAGGAAGATTGCAGCCCGTTGGCACTAATTACAATTTAACATTGGCATCTACTGGCACAGGGCAGATCGTTATAGCTTCGCCGATGGTGTTCCAAGCTTCTAACGTGCCGATTCCGAGCACTGGACAAGTAGGCATCTATGGCGGAAATCCAGGCGGCGGCGGAACTGGTGTTTTTTATGTAAATAATCCTACAACAGGTTCACCATCCTCGGGCGAGTTTGTAAGCCGTAAAAAGGCTTTGATTTATAGTTTAATATTTTAAGGAACAAGTATGGCGATCAAAAATATACAGGTAGCATCGACTACAACGACACAGTTATTTCTAGCTAGTACGCAAACTGCGATTACTACAATGTTTTTCTGTAACGTAACTACCGGCACTAGCGCAACGGTAAATGTCTACGCTGTTCCTAATGGTAGCAATGCTAGCCCTGGTACACTGATAATGAATTCATTAATCTTACCTGCAACTGAAACTTTTGTTTTAGATACAGAGAGATTAATTCTAGAACAAGCAGATGCATTATATGCACAGGCATCGACAAGCGGTGCAGTTACGGTAACAATTAGTTCGTTGACGACAGCATAATGAGATATTATAAGAGACTTCCATTAAACCGAAAAGATCCGATGAGCAGCACGTTTGCTGTTGAAACGGATGGTCGCATTGTGACTAATACTTCTAACAGTTTAGAAATTCCATCTGGTACAGCAGCTCAACGACCTGCCAATCCAGTAAATGGACAGATTCGTTATAATACAAGCATCGGATCACTTGGCGGAGAGTTAGAGGCATACGTTGACGGAAGTTGGCAAATTATTAAAACTAATCGTCAGCAAAATATCACTCTACAAGAGTTTGATAACGGCGATTATGCTGATACACTATTTGGCCCATTGACCTACAATATCAGCACTTCGACACCGCAGAATGTTCTTGTTTTTGTTGAAAACGTTCCACAGATTGCCGGTGCTAACTATGTATTACGATACAGTGCTCCAGGCAATCAGCTTACTACCTCATCTAATATTACTCAATTTACTCCCGCAAACACTACTACACTTCATGTATCTTCTGTTGCTGACTTTAATGCTGGACAACCTATTTCCGGTTCGGGAATTGTAAGCACGGCTACTATTGTATCCTCTAGTGTAACAAGTTTAACTGTGCAGATCAGTGTTCCGACTTCAACAACTATATCAACTGGTACATTAATTACTAGTACTATTGGAACAGGCACTTGGATTCAGTTTGTTAATAGTTCACTTCCTGTTCCATATAAGCCTGTATACGTGCTACTAGGATTTGACGGATATACTCCGCCATTTGAAGTCTAAAAACTCCTTTTTATCCAATCGAATAAATAACATTAATGCTGGTTTTCAGCAGACGATACTGTGGTAAACCCGCAATGTAAGGTGGTTATCCGTGAGATACGGGTTGATGGGGAGTTAGCATGGCCGTAGGTCGTATTTCAGGTCCGCTCTTAGCGCAAAATCTTTTACGCAATGGCGTAGATCTAGCGTTTGAAACGCAATTACTATATCTTAATGTTACCAATGGTCAAATTGGTATCCAAACTGCAACTCCACAATATACTCTAGATGTTAACGGATCTGCAAGAATCGGTAATGTTATTGTTTCTAGTTCTAACACTGGAACATTAATCACTAATGGTACTGGTAACCTTGTTATCCAGTCGGCTACTGAATCTCAAGTACAAATTAATAATGACACATTAATCAAGGGTAATTTACACGCTACTGGTAACATTACTGCTGACGGTAGTGTACAAATTGGTAATATGACCGGCTCAGACACTTTGAGTCTGTATGCTGATATTATTTCCGATATTACTCCACAAACTCCTAATCAATATAATATCGGTAATCCGCAACAAACTTGGGAAGCCGGTTATTTTAACAATGTAATTGCTAATACATTTGCAGGAGTACCTAACACTGCATTTAATATCGGAATGCCTCCAGGGCAAGACATAAATGTTGGTCCGATTACCAATCCTATGGTTAATATTAATGGTAGTGTGCGGGTCTGGGGCGACACTCCTTTAGGTACTGCTCCGGTTGTCAGTAATGTACTTTATGTTAGCATGGATGGTAGTGATACCAATGACGGTAGAGCTGCTGATGCAAGTCGTGCGTGCCGTACTATCAGCGGAGCAGTTAATAGTCCGTATTATCAATCAGGTACAAGTATTAAGGTTGCTCCAGGCCGTTATTACGAAAATAATCCAATTCTATTAAAGCCATATACGTCGGTTATCGGAAGTGATCTAAGAACGACTAGTATTGAACCGATTAATAAGACTCAAGATCTATTTCACTTACAATCTGGTTGCTATCTAGCACAAATGCAATTTGTTAATGGACAAAGTGGTCTATTACCTGGTCCGGGTTATGCTCCGGGAACTAATCGAGGTGCATACTGCACAGCATTTCCGCCTAATTATGGCGGAACTCCTATCGATGTTTACCATTCTCCATACATACAGAATTGCACTAACCAAAGCGGACCGTGGTTGATAGATGGTACTATGTTTATACCAAACCAAACTGTGCAGATTCCTCAGGCAGTAGGTACTGCAACATGGACTATTAATACTACCACGATGCTGGTTACTGTTTCCACAGGCACACTTTCTGTAGGTCAAAGTATCAATGTAGGACGTACTCCACCAGATTATCTCAATGCTAGAACCTTACTTTTGGCTAATATACCTTTTATCCAAGAACAGGTTAACGCTTATATAACTCAAACTTTCTCAACTTACACTAACATTACTGCAAAATCATCTAGAGATGTTGGACTTATTGTTCAAAATATTGCATATGACGTTGCTTTCGGTGGTAATCAAAAGACTGTAGAAGCAGGGTCTGCATATTGGAACGGTGTTACTAGTGTAATTCCTGGTAGCATTACTCAATGTGCTGCTGCAATCAATTATATTAATACACTAAGCCAGGCTATTATCACTAATGCTACTGCAACTAATTTACTAGGTAGTTTCCAAACTCAACCGCAGGTTAAAAACACTAATTTAACTGGCGGCGGAACTGCTGGGTCTCTTATTACAAAATTAATTAATACTATTACCAACATTGTGGTAAATGGATTGTCTGTAGCACCGCAGGTACAAGTCGGTAATGGCCCGGATTGGGGCGCGGTATCTGCAGAAATCCTTCTACAAAATAATAGATCATTTATCCAAGACGAAGTTGTTAACTGGGTTAATGCTACATATCCAGGATTTACCTACAATCAAGAACTTTGCTGGAGAGATACTGGATTAATTATTGATGCAATTACTCAAGATATTGTACTAAATTCGAACGCTAAAACTATTGAAGCCGCTAATACCTATTGGACCGGTGCTGTTAATATTCTTGAGAATGCTAAATTCGGACAAACAAATCAAGTTCCTGAAACTATTGCAGCTATTAACCGTGCAGAAACTGTTGCATTGCAGGTTATTGCTAACTCGACTGTGACTACAACAGGATTTACTTTTGATTCTGTAAAATGTGGCAGAGATACTGGGTTAATTGTTGACGCTCTAGCACAAGATCTATTATTCCAAAGCAATAGTCAAGCAACATTTGCAGGAATTCAATATTGGAATCATGGCAATTATGTTGGAAACATTGCTGCTGAAATTACAACAACTACTGAAGCAATTATGTATCTTAGCTCGTTGGCACAGCAGATTGTTACAAACAGCACAGGCACTCGATATCAAAATACTATTTCGCAAGTTACTAATTTATCATCTGCTACTTCAGCAGAAGCGGCAATTATTGCTGCAGAATTCTCAACTATTACAAACATTCTAATCAATGGTGTTTCTGGTGTAACTAATAAAATTGTTCCAAATCGGTTAACTGCTAGCACTAGCACACGCATTCAGAATGCTTATAATCTTTTGTTGGCTAATGAATCGTATATGCAGGCAGAAGTCATCGGTTGGATTGAAGCTAATAAAGTATTTCAATACAATCCAACCACTTGCAATAGAGATGTTGGATTAATTGTTGATAGCCTTTCATTAGATCTAGCATTTCCTACCAGTAATTATAGTCAATCTACTTTTGCAGGTCTGCAATACTGGAGTCAGAACGGATATGTCGGTGCTATTGGAAGCGAAATAACTACAACCAGCAATGCAATTAGCTATTTGAGTTCGTTGGCACAAAAAATAGTTGTTAACAATACCAGCGGTACACGATATTCTACAGGTACACAGATTACTAATCTCGCAGCATCAGGTACTCCTACAGAAGCTGGTACTATTGCAGCAGATTTTTCTGTAATCCTTAACATTTTAAGCACAGGTACATCGGGTGTTACAAATAATATCATTCCTAATGGTATTACCGCTTCGTCAAATGTCAGTGTTCAAAATGCATTCGCACTGTTGCAGTCAAATATAACTTATATGGCACAAGAAGTCAATGCATATATTGCAGCAACTTATCCTAGTTTTGTATATAATGCAAACACTTGCTATAGAGACGTTGGCTATATTATAAATTCTGTAAGTTTTGATTTGCTCTATGGCGGAAATCGACAAGCAATTCAAAGCGGCGTATATTATTACAGTTATAATTCTGCATCAACTGTGGTACCAAATGAAGTTCCTCAGGTCACTGCGGCCTATGAATTTATCAAAGCATTATCACAACAAATTATTTTAAACGAAACTGTGACTCCGTTACAGTCTAGCGTTGCACAAATTACTAATCTAGCAGCGTCAGATGCTAATACATATTCCATTTTGTCCAGTGAAGTTGACAGAATTGTTAATATTATCAATAACGGACCTAGTATTGTTGCTGTTAAAGAGCCTATCAGTGTAACTCAGACAACAAATACTAATATGTTGAATGCCGCTGCTAACTTATTAGCTAATAAAGCATTCATTC